GTCGTAAATAATAGCGATAACGATCGGCTGTACGTGCCGGTCTTGCATTGTACCGTCGGATAGAATGGTCGTAGCGTCTCTCGCTACACTAACTACCGGTAGAAGCTCTTTAGGTTGAGCGAGGGTATCGCCGTAAATATAATGCCCGACTAAATCCGCCGGTCCATCGGCTTCTAGCATATCTATTAGAGCCTTTAGTATCGGGTCTCGGCGTTCTTGTAATCCCATATTAAGCGTTTCCTCTCATAGCTCTTATTATATGCTCTTGGAACTCTTTTTGTATAAATTGTTGGCGGTCTCGGTCGATTTTCATCATCACACGACGAGGAAGCTTCTTACGAGGCTTGTTCGACTGGTGGTATTTAAAGTACGGAGTCGGGTTAAATATCTCGATATAGTCCGGACCAAGAGTTTGTTTAAAGTTTCGACGCATAGCCGAAGTCTTTTCTAGTAAAGGGTGCGGCTTATTATCTTTACGAGGTACCCAACGCCCAAATAAAGCTCCTCGGCTAGAGAAGTTCGTATCTATCGAGCCTCGAACCTCCGCTCCTATACGGAATAACGGACGCTTAAAGTTACTAATCTCGCTCGGGATACTAATAAGTCGTCTCGATAATTGCTTTTCGCCCTCGAGAGTTACTTTTAGCTCTATCATTTTACCCTCTCATAAAGTTGTCGTCTTGGCTAACGGTATCGTTATAGCTAGAGAGGTCGGTATTACGAGCGAATAGATTACCGTCGCTTCGACTAGAGGCGGTTACTCTAGAACTAGAACCGGCGGAGGTAGAGATTTCGTCGATAAAGTCCATAAGCATAGATTTAGCGGACGAAAGCTTCTTATAGCCGTCCTTAGAGCTTTCTTCGGTATCGGCGGATAGTCCGTAGTCTCTAATAAGAATTAATGCTCCGGCGTAAAGACGAACGAAAGTCTTAATCGTAGCCGGTACGTCGGTATCCTGCCACGTCGTATAGTCTAATATGCCCTTTAGCTTACGTTGAGCCCAGTCTATAGCCTCTTTACGGTACTTATCGACCTTAGCGTCGGATAGAGCGGATTTAGCGTAAGAGCCGAGTACAGTCGCTCCGTTAGCCGGAGCGGAAGCTAGGGTAATTTGTCCGGTCTCTACGTTAACGGCGGATACCGTAACGGCTACGTCGTTAACGTAAGCTATAAAATCTCCGTCGACGGCGGCAACATCTATAACGTCGTTATAGTTACGGTCGACTATAAAAGTATTCTTAGCGTAATAAATAGTATTAGAGCCGTTAGCTAGACCGGTCAATTCCTCGAACTTAACTAGGTGGTAATGTCCGGATTCTTCTCGTATATCTTGGTAGGAAGAATAATCTTTATCGCTAACGGCTGCCATACTATCTACTCCTTTTAGTTTATTAAGAAGTAGCGTCTACGATAGCTTGTGCTACTTCGGTCTTTGTTTCTAGTTTATCAGCATTTTCGATATTAAGCTCGCTCGCTTTAGCGTTTAGCTCGTTTCGAGATAGCTTTAGTAAATCGTCTACGCTCGGAGCTTCCGTAGCGTCGTCGCTAACTTCTTCCGCTTCGTCGCTAGAAGAATCTTCGCTATCCGAATCCTCTGTACTAGAGTCTTCTTCGGTAGCTTCGGTTTCGGTGGTTGGTGCGTCGCTTTCGCTGTCGCTAGCCGTCTCGCTCGAGTCTGATTCGCTCTTATCCGAGACACCCTTAACTGTGAGTCTTGCGTCATCTTTAAATACCTTTACTTCCTCGTTAGTCAATTCGAGAACTTGAGGCTCGAGAACGGTAAACTGTACTCCGCCTCGGTAATAAGTTCGTTTAGCTCCGCTCTGATTAGAAGCGAGAAGCTTAATTTCGTATTTCTTAGTCTTAGCCATAAGTTTGGTCTTCCTTTATCTTATTAGATTATTTAAGTATTTACGGAGGAGTCGCCCCCTCCGTAACACTAACTTTAGGCTACTAGAGAACCTACAGCCTTTTGATAGAGACCGTAACCTGCGTTACCTCTCCAGTAAGTACCGTAGTAATTCTTCTTACGCATAAAGTTGCTTTCGCTACCTTCTTCGAGTGCTTCGAAAGGAATAAACTCCCTCTCTTGTACTACGAATGGCTTGATGATACCGGCTACGTTAAGCAAGTACCAGTTATTCGTATCAGCCAACCAGTCGGCGACTAGGATACGAGCCTTACCCTTTAGGGTGTTGGTAGAACCGTTAGAGTTAACTAGAGCTTCGAAAATAGTCTCGGCTGTAGCCTCTAGATCGGCAGGAACTACGATAAGTAGGTCCATATTACGATTCATTGTAGGACGACCGAAGTCATCTTTCATTTTACGCAACATTGTACGAGCTGTTTGGAAGCTTGTAGCGTCTAGAGCAGAAGTAATTTTGTTACTCTGAGTAGAACCAGTTTCACCGATTGGGTGATCTGTATCGAAGAAGTACTGTCCGTCGTAACAGAGACTAGTAAATCCGCCAGGAAGCAAAGTTTCGAAGACTAATTCGTCGGGGAAAGCCTTAGCTGATTCGCCGATACTCTTAGCTTGGATACCGTACTGTCCGGTCTGATCGTCCTTAATATCTGCGTGATTAACTTCGATAGAAGCTTCGTACTCCTCGTTAGTAATCGTATAAGTGTGCTCAAAAAGCTTTTTAGGGATTCTTTCGCCTTTCATTTTACGAAGACGTGGGATACTACCAATCCAAGCGTAGCTTTCGCTACGTGCTGTACTTGGTACTTTTGTTGCGACTTCTTGCCAGTGCGTTTCTACCGAGTTATAACCCTCGAAGAAGTTGGTAAGCAAGCCTTTTGCTAAAATAGATTCCATATTAGTATATTACCTTTCTTACCCTATTACGCTCGGTCTCGAATATCGACACGAACTTTACTTGATGATAGAACTTCGACTACTCGACCAACGACAACGTCGTTAGTAGTAGTACCGGCTACGTCTACAGTCTGGTTGTCTGAACAAGTTACAACTGTATTAACGTCGCTCTGTGCGGCACTAAACGCCGTGTTAAAAGTAAATACACCACTTCGGCGTACCTTTATAGACTTATCTCCTGCCGCTCCGGCTGAGTTGTCTACGCTTTCGTCGGCTACACCTACGATTACGGCGTTAGCGTCGTCTCCGGCGTTAACTGCGTAACCTGCGGCGTTAATAGCGACTAAAGCTCCCTCGAAAATGCTCTCTGCACCTTGGAGGAACGATAGTACTAAACCGTCTTGGCGGTCTGTACTAGCTTTGCGTTCTGTAATATCTGCCATTACTTTGTACCTTTCTTATTGTACTTACTGCTTAATGATTTGAGAGCCTCCCGAAAGACTGGGTCTTTCTCCGCTAGCTCGTCCATTTTTGCGGGGTCAGCTCCAACAGCTTTAAATCCTGCTAGTTCTGCTTCTGAAAGTGTTTCGGACGGCTTCTTAGTATCGTCGCTGTTCTGATTAGAATCGTCGTCCTGATTCTCGTCTTCCTTATCTGAACCGTTTTCTTCGGTAGAAAACTTTACGTTACCGGCTTCTAGTATATCAAGAACTACGGTAGCTAGGTCAATCTTTTTACCGGATTCGGTAGAAAGTTGTACGCCCTGCCCTAATTTAGCGAGAGCTAAGATCTTAGTCTCCTGAGCTGGAATAACTTTACCGGCGGATAGAAGCGTATTATATCGCTCTTTAATAGCGTATTGAGCGTTCTTAAGAGTAGCCTTAGCGAGAGCCTTATCTTTATCGGCTTCCTCGTCCTCGTCGTCCTCGTCTTCTTTTTTGTCGTCGGCGTTTTCGCTAGAGTCGTCGTCGCTATTAGCGTCGTCGTCTTTATTCTCGTCGTCCGAGTTAGAGTCTTCGTCTTCCGTAGGAGCTACGGCTTCGGAGATTTGAGTAGTAACTTCTTCGGCTACTTCCGTAGGAACGGTTACTTCTTCTCCGGCTTTTACTACTACGCTTACGTCTTCGTCGCCGTCCTTATAATTAACGGTTACGTCGAACTCTTTGTCGTTTTTGATAGTTGATTCTTCCACGTTAGATAACTCCTTTACTTTCGTTCTTGATAGCATTATAGCACCGTCTGTAGCGAGCGATAACCCTACCGGTTTAAATGATTTACTTAGCTTACTTAAAGCTTCTCCTACTTTTTCGAACGCTGTCATACCTATTAGATACGGCGTATTAACTAAAGCGACGTGTAAAAGCGTAGCTCCGTAATGCTTTCCGTTATCTTGGCGGATAAAATCCCACATAAAGCTAATAGATACGTCGAATATAAGACCTTTATCTAGCTTTTCTTGGGTATCTTCGTCGATAATTTTAAGATTAGCGTAGAGACCGTCTCCGGCTACTACTTCTAAAGATTCTACGATTCCGGTATTTACCTTAACGTCGTCGGTGTGATTAAGCGGTACAGGTACAGGAGAACCGAGAGCATTGTCGTTAAAGTTCTTTACGATCGTTTCGCCCCAAGCCTCATCTAGAGTCATATTCGGGTCGTCTGAAAACCAAGGATAATCCGGATTAACCCACTGTCCGAACTTAGCTACTTGCTTTCGATAGATAGTACCCTTAAAAGTCGCTTTCTGCGTATCTTCGGTAGCGAATTGTAAGATTTGTCCGTACTTAGTTTTCTTTGGCATTGTTATTTTCTCCTATTTAAATGATACCATAATTTAATTAAAGTAAAGCGTCTAGTAATTGGTCGCTACCCAAGCCGTACCATTCCACTGTTTAAGCGGTTTAGTAACCCAATCCGAACCGGACCATACTTTAACCGGTTTAGCGTCGAATAAGAAAGATACCTTTTTATTGAGCTTTTGGATTTCTCCGGTATCTTTCGAGAGGCTCGGCTCGGTAACACCGCCAGGAGCGACCGGAAGACCTGTTATAGGAGGCTGGTCTAATTCGTCCTTTAATATTGCTACCCAAATACAACGGCAGTGATGATGTACCGGAGGGTCGAACGTCGTTCGCTTATACTCGGCTTCGTCTACTACCTTAGCGTCTAGATCGTCGCAGATAGGACAGGTCTTAGTATCGAGGATAGCGGAGTACTGGTAAGAAGCTATATCGCTAGCGTTATCGGCGAATACGTCTTTACGCCCTTTATTTACGCCCATAGCGACGACTGCGGCGGCAGTAATACCGACGACCGAAGTATAGAAGTCTTGGAATAGAGCGGAGATACCGGCTAATACTTCTCCGACGGATAGATCTTTCGAGAGTTGGTCTTTACGTCGCCCCTCGGCTACCTTAGAGTTAACCTTAAAGATTAGATCGGCGAATTGCTTATCGGCTACGCTCTTAGCGTTATCTCGAAAGAAGTCTTTACTCTCTTTAGGAGTTACCGG